GACATCAACTCCGTTAGAGATCATATCGAGTGCATCACCTCATGTTTTGGTGGCGCTGACAAGACACACTACGCGTTGTAAATATTACACCGTTGTGTTAGACCCGATGGTGAATGTGATTTCAGAAATGGAGAAGTTGTCCAATTTCCTTCTTGACATGTATAGAGTTGAAGCGGGGGTCCAATAGCAATTACAGATCGATGCAGTATTCAGGGGACAGAACTTGTTTGTTCAGACGCCCAAGTCAGGAGATTGGCGAGATATGCAATTTTACTATGACGCTCTTCTTCCCGGAAACAGTACTATTCTCAATGAATTTGATGCTGTTACGATGAATTTGAGGGATATTTCCTTAAACGTCAAAGATTGTAGAATCGACTTCTCCAAATCCGTGCAACTTCCTAAAGAACAACCTATTTTCCTCAAGCCTAAAATAAGAACTGCGTCAGAAATGCCGAGAACTGCAGGTTTGCTGGAAAATTTGGTTGCAATGATCAAAAGAAACATGAATGCGCCGGATTTGACAGGGACAATTGACATTGAGGATACTGCATCTCTAGTAGTTGAAAAGTTTTGGGACTCGTATGTTGACAAGGAATTTAGTGGAACGAACGAAATGACCATGACAAGGGAAAGTTTTTCTAGATGGCTTTCGAAACAAGAGTCATCTACGGTTGGTCAGTTAGCGGACTTTAACTTTGTGGATTTGCCGGCAGTGGATGAGTACAAGCATATGATCAAGAGTCAACCAAAGCAAAAGTTAGACTTGAGTATTCAAGACGAATATCCTGCATTGCAGACGATAGTCTACCATTCGAAAAAGATCAATGCGATTTTCGGTCCAATGTTTTCAGAACTTACGAGGATGTTACTCGAAAGGATTGACTCTTCGAAGTTTCTGTTCTACACCAGAAAGACACCTGCACAAATAGAGGACTTCTTTTCTGACCTAGACTCAACCCAGGCGATGGAAATTCTGGAACTCGACATTTCGAAGTACGATAAGTCACAGAACGAGTTCCATTGTGCTGTAGAGTACAAGATCTGGGAAAAGTTAGGAATTGATGAGTGGCTAGCTGAGGTATGGAAACAAGGACACAGGAAAACGACCTTGAAAGATTATACGGCCGGAATCAAAACATGTCTTTGGTATCAAAGGAAAAGTGGTGATGTGACAACCTTTATTGGTAATACCATCATCATTGCAGCCTGTTTGAGCTCAATGATCCCCATGGACAAAGTGATAAAGGCAGCTTTTTGTGGAGACGATAGCCTGATTTACATTCCCAAAGGTTTAGACTTGCCTGACATTCAGGCGGGCGCGAACCTCATGTGGAACTTCGAGGCCAAACTCTATAGGAAGAAGTATGGTTACTTCTGTGGTCGTTATGTTATTCACCATGATAGAGGAGCCATTGTGTATTACGATCCGCTTAAACTAATATCTAAGTTAGGTTGTAAACATATTAGAGATGTTGTTCACTTAGAAGAGTTACGCGAGTCTTTGTGTGATGTAGCTAGTAACTTAAATAATTGTGCGTATTTTTCACAGTTAGATGAGGCCGTTGCCGAGGTTCATAA